AGGGTGGCAATGCGACCACCCGGGGCATACTTATGGGCCTGCCACTCACGTGGCCCATCTTATCCACTTTGAATGACTTCGCTGGAACCCTGGCAGCAAATGCTGCTGGGATAAAGGGAAACTGTTTTTCCGCATGCGGAGACGACTTTGTCGCTGCTTGGACAACTGGTGCTCAGCGCACATACTACCGTGTATTGGACGAGCTGGGCTTAAAGCTTAACCCCACAAAGACCTATGAATCGGCCACGGGGGCCGTCTTCGTGGAGGAGCTTTACAGCTTCAAACGGGTAGGTGATGTATCGGTTAACATCCCGCAACCCGAACTGACCAGGTCGAGACCTGGACGCCCAACGCTGTTCGACTTCATCCCCCTGCACGTAAGGCAGAAGATCGGAGTCAAAGAGCCTGACATGTATAGAAAGATAGGTTACATGCAGTCACGGTGGCATCAGCGTCCAACCCTTTCGGCAATCCTACTCGCGAAGCGAGATGGGATGGTGCCTAGGGGCGAAGAGCGAATGCCAGTCCACCTCCTGTTAGGTGACCTATTGACAGGAGAATGGGAGGCAAGTCGGAAACCCTGGCGCAAGGATGCAGTCATGCGACTAGCATTCCATAAACACCGGGTTCCTCTCCTTAATATGAAGAAGAGCGGAGTCCCACTGTACTGGCCCAAAAGCTTAGGGGGGTGGGGACTGCCAGGAAAGCAGTCCGCACCCAGACAATTCCGGAAGGCGGCCGCAGTAATCCTGAACGGGAGGCGAGAAATCCAAAAGGACTTCGCCACCATATTCAAGATTGCAACCGCACCGGACTTCCTAAGGCGACGTCTTCGGAAACAACTGAAGGCCGTCGAGGTCCTAGGAAGCCCGTCCCCCGGACCATTGTCTAAACCGGTGCCAAAGGACAAAGTACAGTCTGAGACAGTGTCACGGACTATGGCGTACTTTGCCCTTTATCCCCACCGAGGTGAAGATCGGATTACCCATAAAAGCATTGGAGCCATAAAAACGAGCATCTTTCGTACGATCTCATCGACCACCCGTCTTTGGAAATCAGTTCAACCCATGAACTGTAAGAAGGCCGTTCAACTTGATCGCTCGTACAATGAGGAGCTGGTAGAAGCGTCTGCACTTGACGCCCTCCTCTATCATACCGGTACGAAGGATAAACTTCCATTGATTTTCGGTCGGAACGTGGACATAGACCGGAAAGTGAGCCTACCTGGCAAACTAACAAGACTGAGAAAAGTCATGAAGTTACCCAGGGAGGAAGGGCCCATGGGCGCAGAAGCCCAGGGGTCCAGCGCACCTGAAGAGGTGACACAACCAGTCCATCCCACCCCTCGCTTGAGGGATCCGTATCCCGAACTATCGGATACACGCAAACTTCTTGCGAACCTCAAGCCCAAAGGACAACCTAAGAAACCATCGAAACACCACAAGGGTAAATCGAAGGGATCCAGGCAGCCAGAGAGCGGACCCTCCTCGGAAGATCAAGGAGGACGTCAGAGGCCTGCACGTAGCAGAAGTCTGGGATTAGGAACTGATGGCTAGCG